TGTTGGACCATCGGGGTGTCCGAGTTCTCCAAGAGCACGACCCTTATTGACATACTGTTCAGTATATCTCTTTACTTCTCTCTCCATAATGGACATAGGGTACATACGTCCATTTCTGTTTACACACTCTGCTTGAAGGAAAGGTCCTTTGATATACAGTTTTGCCGATTTTCCAGCACCCTCTGTAATAACCTCTACCTTTTCTATCTCCTCTCTAATAAGTTTCATTTTTTTATTAGTTCTTTAATTTTATTTATTATTTAAAGGATAACAGGACTATTGTTCTCATCATGTCTTTGATAAGGATCGACAGGAACCACAGTATTTATTCCTGATACTGGATCATATCTATATCTTTGATATTCTGCAGGAGTTCTTGTTCCAATTCCTGCGGGACTATTGTATTCATAAGCAATGTAGTCGCCATTAAAATCATAATGTGTTATAGTAGACCAACCTTCTAGATTTGAAAAAGTTGTTACTGCAATAGAAATTGGTTGAGGAGAAACTACCTGATTATTAATATCGTGTCTAGTATATCCTGCTGGCATATTTTAAATTTCCTCTACTTCCTGGTCCGCAAACATAGAATTTGCAACTTCAGGTCTTACTGCATCAATTTTTTCAGCAGATTTTGCATATAGAATTTCTTTAATCTTATCGCTCACTTGAGAAGGACTCTCATCTGCAATAATCATATTTAATAAATCATCCATAAAATTTTAAAATATAACTTGAGTTATTTATCAGATTTCTCCTCCTTCGGGTGCCTGAACTGCTTTTGCATCAGATTCTAAATCTGGTTCCATTATTGGTTGACCCAAATCCATAGACGGATCCATTGGCATACCAGTTTGTGGATCAACTGGAGCATTAGGATCTGGAACAATTCCTTCCTCAATCTCCTTCTTCATAATCTTATCTTGTTCAATAATTTCTTCATCAGTTTGGCGAAGAATTTTTCTTCTTACATAATCTTGGGAATAATATTTACCAATATAAGGTTCCGCAGTAACTGCAAGATTTAACCTTTCATTAATAAGTTCAGCATCTTTCAGTTCAGAGAAATGATTGTCATAAAGAAAATCATACTGAATATGTTGTGCCATTTCTTCCCAATCTTCTGGGGCAATCACATTCTTTAAAATCAATTGAGTCTTGAGAATGTCACTGAACATATTTGAGAATCTCTTTCTCAGACGACCAACAAATTTAGTAAATTTGAGTTCGTCTCTCAGGATTTCAGAAGAACGACCAAGATTAAATCCACCTTCTCCATCCATTCTTGATGGTGGAACATTCAGTGAACGATATAACTTCTTCTTGAAATATTCAATATCGGTAATCTCACCAAGGTTTTGACCACCAGGAAGTGTAGAAATTTCAGTTCCTCTACCACCTTCTCTTCTTGGAAGCCAAAAATCCTCAAGCATACTCATATACTTCTTATCATCACGTACTTCTCCAGTGCTTGCATCATATACAAGTTTGTTACGATAACGCATCATAACATCGCGAAGATATTGCTCTGCCTTTACCTTTGGAAGATTGCCAACATCAATGTAGAAAATTCTACGTTCTGGTGCTCTTGATAATCTGTAAATTACCAAAGAATCCTCAATCATTCTCAGTTGATTGAGTGACTTAATTGCTTTATTTAAGTACGAAAGAGTAATTCCTTTGTTTCTGTCTACAAGACCAGAAGTACAATACGCAATAGAATCTCTTGCAATTTTTATTCCACTGTTTCCTGATGAGGATTGTTGGCCACCAATAGGACCAACAGGATATGACATCTTTGGATTGTAGATAAAATACTCTTCAATTTCAGGGAAATCATATTCCATTGGATTTTCCTGAATTCCTCTTGTAGCAAAAGATTTGTCTTTATCTGACTTTTTCTTTTGTCTCACATAACGCATTTTCATTGCGTCAATATATCTTAATTCTTGAATTCCTTCTGATGGATTTTTAAAATCAATTACCTTATGATAATAAAGTCTACCGTCAATGTACCAATTCCTATAAATCTCATGAGACTTTTTATTAAAATCTAAAAGATCAAGTATATAATTAAACTCTTCTCTAATTTTTTTCTTTAAACCGTCAGTTGCATTCAGATTTGACAATTCAATCTGAACAGGAACATCATTAGTATCTGATACAATTGCTTCGTTGACAATATCTTCAATGGCACTATCAACCTCTGGGTGAAGTGCCATTTCTCTATATCTTTTAATTAAATCAAATTCTGTCCTATAAACTCCCTCAATGTCTACATAAGAACCAAAAAAACCACTAGTCAAATAATGATCAACCCCGTCCTCATTATTTTCGGGGACGGGGGAGACTATAGTAGGACTTTTTTTCGGATCATCATCAATTGAAAAACCAAACAGTCTTGCCATGATTTAATTAAACTCTTTATCTCTTCTATTTATTAAGAAATGATAGTGTTAGTTTGATCACCAGACTCACCTGCCGACCACCACTGAACTTGGAACTCTACGGTAAATTCCTGAATATCATCGGTGCTTTCATAAGAAACATCTATTTGTGAAACATTGGTTGGGAAAATATCATAGAACTTATAAGTTCTCAGAGGTGGAATTGCATCTCCATTATCAATATCAGAATTTGATTCTGAGAATCTTCCTTGATTTGCACCTCTACCTAACTGATACACAAAGGCATCAGTCATGTAACTGGTTGGATTTGTAATTCCAGTATTATTGTCCAACTTGCTGATGGAATTCATCCACAACTCGAAAGCAGTTCTTAACTGGAAATCCTCATCGTTGATGATTGTTACTGTCCATGGATCAAAGGTTCTGTCACCAGCAACTTTCATAACTCTTCCTCTAAAAGGAACATCAATTGATGCTACGTTTGATGCAGGAAGAGCTGCTGTTTTGCAAAGGAATTTGAAAGTATCAATTTCATTTCCTGCCCCAGTTCTCCAAAGATTTTGGAGTGGTGCTGGGAAACTTGGAATCGAAACCTCAAATAAATTAGATCTTGCACCACCACCTGCAAGTCTTTCTTTAAATCCTGTAATCGTTCTGAGTGTTGACATTTTTAGACCCTCCTTAAAGTTTTAATTAATCTATCAAACTCTGCCAGCAACTTCTTCAAAAGAAATTCCAGTTCTGGTAGCAACAAATGTCAGTGTTACATAATTAATTGACTTAGTTGGCTTCAGGAAGATGTCGGCTCTAAACTCATTATTATCGATAACATCTGGTGTGTTATTGGTCTCATCGCAAATTACAAGGAAGTCATAAACTCCTCTCTTTGCCTTAACATCACGTAAGTATGGTTCTACAATATTTACAAAGTTTGCTCTTGTGATCTGATCATTTAACTCAAAGAGTTGTGCCTCAGCAGCATCTTGGAGTGCTTGCTCAACGGTCAAGAACAATCTTCTAACATTAATTCTATCAAATGCAGAAGCATATCCCAGTGCAGTTTTATCACCAAACAGTATAATTCCAGATCCTGGTTGATTTACAATCGGATTGATTCCCAGAGGATAAAGTTGATCTCTTTGAGCTTTATTTGGATTGTATGCCAACTTAATTGCATTATTCAGAACTCCTCTTTGCTGTCCTGCGGGAGAGAACCAAGGATATGACTGAATTGATGTTCTGACGCAAAGACCAGCAACGTCTGCATTGCAAGGAATATAACGGAATCTGTTATTAAATCTATCAAAGGTATACTTATATCCACTGTCAAAAATTGCATAAGAAGAATTTCTGTTGCCAATTTGACCGAAGAAATTGATTATATTTTCTGTTTGGTCGTTGGTTGTCAGGAATCTTGGGGTGCTAGAACCGGGTTCTGGTTCTGATACTACGCTATATCTGTGCGGAGAAATTACTGCCACACAATCTTTTCTGCTTTGTGCAATGGAAATAAGCTTAGATGCCTTGGAAGCAGACTCTGTGATTGATCCCAATCCAGGACCCATGATTAAATAATCAACTGCAATTTCATCTTTATTTCCAAATAAATCATATGCAGTTGCTAACGATCCAAGATCAGCTGTCATTGTTCCTGTTGTGCCAGGAGCTCCGGAAGAATAATCTTTTCCGCCTTTCAGAGTATAAGTTTTATTTCCAAGAGCACTGAATGTTACATCTTGTGTCTCTTTATTCCATTGACCACCAGAAAGAGTAACTGCTGCAAATCCGGCAGAGAATCCTGTTTGTGCTACCAGAGACGAATCATCAGAAGGATTATCTCCAACATAAAGATACTTGGAGTTTTGTGCAAGATATTCTTTCCACCAAATTCTTTGTGGAGAATTTATTGCCGATACTGAATCAGTTGCCTTTGATAAACCTACAAACTTCTCTAAAAGATTTCCTTTGATTCCTGTAATTGTTCCGATATCATCTATCACCGCAACGTGAATCTCATCATTCTTTGAGTTTCTATCAACAGCGTATTGTGAGGTTCCTGGTTTTGGTGCAATCGAACTCCACAAAATAGTTCCATTCTCTAATGTAATCGATTGTTGATCATACCAATCAGATACCGCTGATTCTGCTGTAGAAACCGCAACT